CGTTGTAGCTGATGGCTGAGTAGCGACAACTGCAAGGGTTCCAGTGCCGTCGCCATAAACCTGACGGTTTAGGTCAACTGCAAGGTCACGCTTTAGTCCAGTGATTTCCATGTCAACAACGTTGATAAAGGCCTGGTAGTCATCTGCTGCCTGCTCGAATAGCTGACCGTCTACCTCAATTGAACCGTAAAGGTTGGTTAGGTATAGGTGAGCTTGCTTGTACTTCTGTGCTCCGGCTGTCGGTAGTACTTCACGAATGCCACGTGCGCCAATACCTTGGTTACGACCAAGGTGAGTGTCGAAGATGACTTCTTTACCGTTACGGGTGATGTTTGATGCTGACGATTCGATAAGCTGAAGCGCAGGGTTCTTGTCCCTGAGCTGCTCGTGAAGGTCACCATAAACAAGCTTGATAGCTTCTGACGCAAAGGTCAGTATGGATTGTCCTGCCATGAGGATTAAACTCCTAAATTGAATGAATAAAAAGTATTATTTCGTGCCGTGTCTGACGCCCTGACCGCAATACGGCTGTACTTTGACACTTTGATTGTACCATGGATAGACAAAATCCCCGATCTCTAATTAAAGAAACCGGGGATTGTCTTGGGATCTATTTGGCTTGGTTGTTCTTAAACATTTCGGCTAGCATTTCCCTTTTAGCCTTAGCATCACCAGGGATTGTTACTGCCTCGAAAGGAACTCCGCTGCCACCTGAGCCACCTAGCACTGTTGGAGCAGACTTGGCAGGCTCTGCCTCAAGGCCTTTTTTAGGAAAACCCTTGCCTGTAATTGAGACTAACTTCTTCGCAGCATCGAATACTGACAGGTCAGTGCCCCTAGCAGATGCAGCATCCATTAACTCCAGGATTGCTCGCTCTTGCGATGGAGACACCTCGTAGCTAGAGGTTAGATTACTGAACTCTTCGTTTAGCTTGCCGATCTCGTCCTGGGTTGCCCTCTCAAAGTCAGCGTTGCTCATTTGCTCACGGATAGCATTTAGCTCTGTATCTCGCTTTGCTAGCTCCTTTTTCATGGCCGGGCTTAGGTCTTCGTCTTCATAGATGTCATCATCTGAATCATCAATGATCTCTTTTGCTGCAGCTTCTGCTTCTGCTTTTATCAAGCCTTGATCCATAAGCGCTTTAGTCAAATTAGCATGCACTGTTAGCGGGTCAGAAGAGATAGCCTCGGCAAGCTGCATTGACTGAGCAATATAGCTTGGCTCGATACCGTCCTCTATAAACTGCTTATACGGAGAAAACTTTTCAAGCTGAGACTGAAAGTTTTTGTCCTGCTCTTGCAAGTGAGGAAGCACTTTCTGGTGCCAAGCCTCAGGAAGCTCTGCTAGCAGCTTATCGTGAGCCGGGTGGCCCTTAACTTCTTCTGGAGCTTCTGCTATTTCTTCTTCGGGCGCTTCTAGGCCCTCAAGGTTTTCTTCAGACATCGTCTCTTCCTTATCCTAGTTGTTCGTTCGTCATTCCTGACTGATCCGGTGTGCCTTGTGGTGCACCTGAAGCCCCGCCTTCTTGCGGAACCATCCCCATCGCCATCGCCTGCATTTGCTGAGCCTGTAGGGCTTGCTGGTGCAAAGCAATATGCTTCTGGAACTCTTGCTTTATAAGGTCCGGAAGTAGCTCAAAGGACTGGCTCTTTCGGAACCTATTGTGAACCTCGACGTGGACAGCGTGGTTGTCCCAATCATTCACGGGGATCATCGGAGGTTGTGGCATAGGCACCATCTCGCCCGTTTCAGGGTTTTGAGCCATGACCTCTGGGTCACCATTCTCGACCTTAGACTCGTATTCCATAGCTGCTTGCTGGATCTCATTTTCGTCAAGCTTCTTCATGCTTAGGTTTTCACGCTGACCAGCATTTTCATCAATCTTAATTAGGTTGTAGTACTGCTTCAACATACCCATCTCAAGTACACGCAAGCCATCGTTTGGAGAGATGAAGCCCATCTTCATCCATTCGGTGATTAGCGCCTGTCGTGCTGCCTTGCTTGTTGGCAGAGCAGAACCGGACTCAACACGGATGTCAGTTCCAGATGCAACGTCGGCACCTGAAAGCATCATGGCGTCAAACGAGCCGTCATTACCAACAGTCTTGATTAGTCGCTCGGCCTGTACGTACTGAACAAAAAGGCTCAGTGACTGCCGGGCTACCTTTTCAAGAGCTGCCTCAATTGAGTTGTAAATCGTGGTCAGGTAAGCATCGTCTCTCTCGCCGATGTAAGCCATGGCAGTTGCTGCCGTGACTCCCGGTGCAGAGTCTCCCCTTGAGATTTGGTGCTGACCTGAGATGTCTTCAAAGTCCGTAGCCAACTGCTGAACCTCTTGTAGCACGTAGCTGGGAAGTGGCTGAATTGGGACCGGCGTAGGGTATTGAAATCCAGGTCTTACGGGAATCCAGATACCAGCTTTTGCTGTAATCTTGCGAGGGTCAACCGAGCCGTCTTGGTACATCATCTGAGGCTTAGCCATCAAGTTCTTAGCGTGGATGATCTGAGAGCGTACTCTGTTGTATTCGCGCTGCAATGGGATAAGGCTCTTGATTACCGAGCGACGCCAGAACTTACCGTTCTGGATCCCGTGGGTGTGTGCGAAAGGATACTCGCCGTGAGTATAAGGTATGCCCGTGTCTGAAAACTGAACTATCTCAGTGTCAACAAGTGTCACAAGGCCACCGTTTGGCAGGTACTTGTTGCCACCAGGCTTGACCCACATCTCAATTACTAAGACCATGTCTGGGCGAGCGCTATCTACGCCACGCATATCCATAAGGGCTGCATCTTCAACATCAGACGCTGTAACCTTTGTTGGGACAAAGTCTTTAGGCAAGACATCGGCAAAAGTCTTCTTTACCCAAGTCTCGGTTTTTGTGTACACATTAAAGATGTATGGCTGGTCCTCTAGCTTTTCCTGTGCGAGGTCAGGTACAAACATGTGGAACGGCGAAACAACTTCGTGCTTCACGTCGCCCATAGCCGAAACCGTTTGGCTTGTCATCTTCTCACCGGAGAGGGGGTCTACTTCAGTTACGGGTTCTTTGATCACAATAGAGGGATCCCATAGGGTCTTGATGAAAGCGTTCCCTGTAATGGCCCGCCAGAACTCAGCTCCCTGGAGGATGTCGGTCTGGAAGCGGTTCTTCTCGTAGATTGCCTGCCAGACCTGCTCGGCAGCGTTGGCTGCAAGCAAGTCATCTTCGTCGTTGGAGGCAGGGACTACAGAGGCAGAAGGCTGCCCGGAAGTTGTCTTAGCAATTTCTGTACGTACGATTGGCTCAATACGGTTCACCGTAATGCGAGGCAGTCCAGCTGGATTGGGCTCTTCAGCTAAGCTCTGCCTGCTGTTAACCGATCGCCAGTCGTGGTACTGGTAGCCGTTGTAGAAAGCTAAGTTAAGGTACCAATCGTTTTCTTCTGTCTTACGGTTGGTCTTTGCCTTAGAGTACTCGGACTTCATCCATGCAACTAAGTTCTTGGCCTCTTCGCGCTTCTTGTATGCTTTTAAAAAGTCAGCGTCAACAAGTTCGCCTTGTGGTTCCGGGGTAGGAATCTTCTCGTAGAGATCTGAGTCCACTGATTCGGGTAGAGCGTTATCTTCAGCCACTATTCTTCTAAGCCTTCCTCAGCGCTTTTCCATAGCTTTGCCATGCGTGCTTCTACATCAAGAAGCTGCTGATATTCTTCACCGGTTACGTAAGCCCCATTATACACGCCTGGGTCCATTGGCTCGGGTGTGGCAGCCTGAACCATTTGATACGCCATAGGGTCCTTACTTGACAAAAGGTTTAGAGCTTGGGTGAGCAGCTTTGCCCTTTGGTTCTCCGACTGGGTGTTTGCTCTTGTCGTTTCCGCTAACGCTTCCAGCGCTGGCTTCAATACTTTCAGGTTGTACAGGCTTATTAGGAACAGTGATACCGCTAAGGCTAGTAACAAAGTCACCGATAGTATTAGTGATGTCATGCGTAAATTTCTCCATTAATTTTGGTGCTGCGTCTACTTTTGCTTTGAGCTCTTCGGTTGTTTTTTCAGCCGTGGCTACATAGTCGTTGTGAACTTTTTGTGTGACAAAACCAGCAAATGTAGCTAGCTCGGTTATGCACTTATCACAGACAAGAGCGGTCATATTGCTGGAAGGGATCGTCCCTACCTGCCAAAGTTTTTTATTATTTCCACAACGAAGGCAGCTCCCAGGAAAGGGCCCTCCGTTTTCGTGGAACAAAAAGTGCGTCTCAAAAGCCATTGCTACCCTTCCAGGGATCTCGTACCGCTAGAGCCTGACCATCCAGATCCCCAGTCTTCTCCATTATCAGTGTCTGACATTGGAGTGACTGGCTGAAATGTCCCTCTAAACGTATCATGAAACTGTCTAGTATTTTTCTTCTCTTCCATGCTATCAGGTGCAAGGTCACTAAGGAAGGTCATAGCGTATTTAAGTGCATCGTAACAATGGTTGTCTTTGTCACGGATATCTTCTTTTTTATTATTGACGTCAGCAACCTTGGCGCTTGCCCACTTCTGCCAGCGCAACTTCGGAAGCTCTGCAATCAAGTGAGGGCAGTCATCAGTAATCATTAGGTGAGGTCTTTTCGAGCCCTTGTTCCATTTCATGTATTGCCTGATGCGCTCCATCCCAATGCGCCGATCTCTTGGGATCATGTCAACGGCAATGAAAATGCCAGCTCGCTGATACTCCTGCTGAATTGACGTGCCGGTCTGTTCTTTAGTCTGCTTGATTGCAGGGTCACCTGTGGTGAGCCAAATGTCGACTCCGTAGTCACGCTCAATGTCCATAGTGATTTGGTTGACGATCGAAGCGTGCTCAGCTACGGTCTTCTTTGAGGCGTAGTGCTCCTTAAAGACTGTTACGTTATTCTCTCCATCAACCGCAAGCCATAACCATACGGTGGGGTTGGTGTAGCCAGAGTCCATTGTCCTGATCACACGGTGCTCAGTCGTAGGCTTGAATGACCCTCTCGGAAGGCAGTGTGTTGTTGGGGTGAAATCGGGGAAGACGGCCCCACCGAGATGCACGTATTGCCCCTTGGTCCTGATGAGCCGTTCCTCTTCTGAGAGCTCTCCAACAAATCTAGCGATAGCTTCTTTAGTAAGGTAAGGGTTGTCTTCCATTTCTGCCTCGACAACACCAATGGCTTTCTTGCCCTCTTTTGCTGGCTGATATAAATCGTCGTAAATCCATTCCATTCCCTGGATAGGCGTCTGGGACATCCACCACACGCCACCTGTGTCCACAAGCCGGGCTATACATTCTTGATAGACAGACTTAGGGCACTCTTCGTCGAAGTGGACAAAGTGCCTTGAGGAACCTGCGAACTTGTCTAGATCCTGATCCTGGGACATGAACTCAACAAAAGAGCCGTTACTCAAAGTCAGCACGTGGCGCTCACGGGAGTAGCTATCTGACCAGCTGCCATTAATAAGGTATGACTTTGGAAGCCACTGCTTATACAAAGGTAGGATAATTTTATCCACACCGTTCAAGAAATCAACGGCAACTACTCTTCCTCGTATAGGGCCCTCTGGGGTCTTGCGATGTGGATGTGTGTGAGTGAGCCACCAAATTGCTTCGACAGTAGAGCCAAGTGATTTGCCAGATCTGTTGCCTCCGATATATAGACGATCAGGATTGACGTCCCTGTGGAAGATGTCTTGCTTCTTACTGGGTATGTAGTCGTATAAATTCGGCTGGTGCGACGCCTCTTGGAGCCCCTCACCCAACCGTCGAAGCGCCTCAGAAAAATCGACCCCATCATTAGCCATGAATTAATTGTACAAGCTGGCGAAGAGGAAGACGAACAATAGTGGGGTCACCGATACTAATGCCAAAGCGAAGAGCGGATAGATCGCCCAGCGTGGCGTACGCCCACCATTCGCCAGCTCGCGGGTAACCAACACCAGACCGCTGAGTAACAAGAAAACCATAAGTAGCTCCAGCATGACCTTTCTCCTTTTCCGTTTCTTTAAACCATTTCAAGCATTGCTCGTAGCTGGCCTTCTTGGCCATGTCGCCACCTTTGAGCTCAAATACTATTAGGCCGTGATTTTCATCTCTAAGCCAGACGTCACCTTTGTCCTGCGATCCGGACAGTACATTGCGATGCGCTTCTAGCTCCGTGTAACCCGTAGATACCAGAAAGTTTCGCACGGCAGTTTCTGCACGGGTGCCGATGTCCTTCGCTTTACTCATGTCGTCTCCTGTTATACTTATTATATGCCTGCTGTCTTTGGGAACGTCGGAGCATCCGCTGGGGATGTTAACGACTTCCATTCAAGTTCTGACGTCGACAAGAGTACTCTAGCACAACACCACACTCTTGGGTCTCAGCCTAACCAAGCGTCGCCTGGCGACCACGGGCACGACGGACGAAGCAGTAGCAAACTGTACATTAAAAACTTGGTAGGGGTTGAGGTTGACTATGTTCCGACGGGGGAAAGCGCTGACGCAAACTTAACCTTTTCTTCAACTATATTTTCTGGCAGCTACACGATCTTTGGCAACCTGTGCTTTTATCAGATAGACTTGGACTTTTCAACAGTGCTCAATTTTGGAACAGGTCAGTATTCTGTCACCCTACCCTTCGTGAGCAAACAAGTCATGCAATTTAGAGACGGTTGCTTGCATGACTTTTCAGCGTCCCGGCATTACCAGATCTCAGGCCACGTCGCTGCTGGAACCAACACTCTCTACTTGTTTACTACGGAGTTAGATGTGGGCAGGGTTTACGACCTAGCTTTTGAGCAAGGCGAGCCTATAACACTAGCAACCGCAGATAGTCTTCACATTGCGGGTACATATCAATTTCAATCATAAATAAGGTACAATAAAGCTTATGCCAGTAGATACAGTAATAAAAGTCAGAGCAGGAACTGCTGCTCAGTGGACTTCTGCAAACCCTGTCTTAGCACTAGGCGAGATGGGCGTTGAGACTGACACTCAGCGATCTAAATTTGGCGATGCCTCAACCGCTTGGTCCTCACTTGGTTACAGCGTTGGAAACTCTTCCGGCGTTGGAACAACTCAGTGGACCTCAGTACAGGGTAAGCCAATTGTTGACATCGCAGGCGATGATGTCGACGGTGGATCAGCTACAGCGTGGTACACTTGGAAAGATTTAAAAATAGATAATTCGGATGCAAACGTAGTAATCCTAGACGGGGTCTACGCTAACGGTGGAAGCGCGGTAAATTAATGGCAATCGTAAGAATACAGCAAAGGCGCGACACAGCCTCAAACTGGACCTCGGCAAATCCTACACTCGCTTCTGGCGAGATGGGCATCGAAACCGACACCGACAAATTTAAGCTGGGTAATGGTTCTACAGCGTGGACTTCTCTTGGCTATGGTGGTATCCAAGGCCCAGCTGGTGCTGATGGAGCTGATGGCGCTAACGGAACCGATGGTACTGATGGTACTGATGGTACTGATGGTACTGATGGTACTAACGGAACCGATGGTGCCGGAGTAGTAGCTGGCGGAACTGCCGGCCAATTACTAGCAAAGGTTGATTCAACGGACTATAACTCTGCATGGGTAGACGCTGGCGGTGGCGGTGGCTTTGATACCGCTGTTGCTATTGAAGCAACTAACACAAGCTACTCCAAGCCAGCTGCTTCAAGCAACGTCTTTAAATTCACAGTCATTGGTGCTGGTGGTGCAGGCTACGCTCATAGTAGTATTGGAGCCCGTGGCGGAAATACAACTGTTGTTGCTGCTGGCACAACAATCCAATCTGCTGGTGGTGCAGGCGGAAATACCACCTACCACAGCACCCAGTATAGTTGGGTATCAAGCAACGGAGGTACCGCTCTGCAGCGTTCCGGAAATGATAGTCCAGGCGCAGATGGCTCCGGTGGGCAAATAACAGCTGGTTACATAGACCTAGACGGGTATTCAAACATTTCAATAACTATTGGCGCTGGTGGGTCTTCTAATTTCGTAGACGGCGGCGATGGCTATGTCTTAATGGAGTATTCGGCCTAGTTGCTTATTGAAAAATAAAAAACTTTACCCCTATAACAAAGGAAGCGCATGATAAAAAAAGCAGAACCCACGCGAAAAGCAGCAATCATTGAAGATTCCATAGTAACGAACGTCATTGTAATCCCATTTGGTGACGAGGGAGATCTCCAATTATCCAAAATTAACGCAGTTGAGTGTTCCGGGATCGACATGGGCATTGGCTGGTCTTTCGACGGAACTGATTACACGGCACCACCAAAAACAGATGAAGAGCTAGAGGCAATTCAATTACGCCAAGCCAAGCAAGAAAAAATAACTTCGGCAACTGAAAAGCTTAAGCAACTTGGGTTAAATGAATCCGAAATTGCTGCAATGTTTAACGTTTAATAATTCATTTAGAGAGAAAAATCTTTTATGAAAATAAAGTTTTTGGCTTGGGAGCCAAACCAAAACAATGCTCTTTTGCCACCAAGTCCAGCAATTTCTGCGTTGCCCGAATGGTATAAAACCAAAAAGCCATTATTAGATGGCGAGAAAAAATTTAAGGTTTTTTCAGACGGCTT